GAACTCCTCCGCGATCTCGTCCTTGAGGCGATCCCGGTCGTCCGGGTCGAGGATCTCGCCGATCATGACGATGCCGCCGGGTTCGCCTCCGTTCTGGAGGACCGAGTTGCGGTATCGCTCGGCCAGGTAGTTCTGGGCTGCCGGGCCCCAGGCGGCCTCCATCGGCCCGAAGCCCCGGAACGGGTTCCGCGGGTGCAAGATCCGCGGCATGAGGACCGTCGCCGGGTCGTAATCCTTGGGCCGACCAGAGACGACGACGCTCCACTTTTCGATAAGGTGCGTCTTCGGGTTGAGCTTCTCCCTGATCGAGGGCCCGGCCACCGGCCAAAGCTCCGTCGGCGTGTCGATCCGGGCGTCGGGTGCCCCCTCGCCGAAAACGTTCAACCGCTCGCCGCCCCTGCCGGTCATGACGACCGCGACCTCGCCGTCCAGGCAAAGGCCTTGAGCCATCGCCGTATTCGCAAGCGCAGCGTTGTGGAGCGGGTTCCAGTTGAGGAACAGGTCCGAGATGGGATCGCTCTCGGGGACCGGCTCAATCTCCTCGGAGGCCCGAAGCGGGTCCTCGGGGTAGACCCTCAGCGGCAGCTCGGCGAAAGCGTCCTGAATGAGCGTAACGCAGGAATAGACCCAGTCGCTCTGTTCGTAGGGGCGCTGGATCTTGTCAGTCTCGAACTTCTGATTCCCGGCCCCCAGGATCGAGCTCTGAAACGAAGTGAAGCTCCCCATCGACTTCGCGATCGACGCTCCCCCGCTCCCCCGGAGGATGCCGATCCGCCCATCGGGCAGCCGGACGGCCATTCGAGAGCCGCTCGAGGGCGAGCCCTTAGCGGGTGCGGCCTGCCCGCGGGCGGCTACGGGGCGCTTGCGTTGTCGAGCCATCTTCGGAAGTCGGGCGTTTGAGGCGTCCGGCCCGGATGCGCGCCTTCCGGGACCTCGCGCAAGCGAGAATGAGCGAATCGGAGAAGTCCGGCGACCGGCCCTCGCGCTCTCGGATCTTCTCCTTCGGTTCGACGTAGAAGATCCCGCGGTCGTCAAGAGCGTAGGATATCCGGGTTAGGTCGGTCCACGTTCGCTCGTATCGTTCCGGCAGGGCGAGCCTGCCGACCTCGAAAAGTCTGCGGGCGGAGTAGTGAAGCTCGGATCGGCGGTTGCGGAACTTCATCTCGCGGCCGACCAGCTCGGCCCATTCGCCGCCGGGCCCCGCGCCGACCGTGACCGCGTCGACCCGATGCCCCGCTTCGTGCAGGCGGTCGATCACGCCCGAGCCCATGCCGTCCTCCTCAACGTGGACGTTCTTCGCCGGGATCGTGAACTCGGGGTCGCCCTTCTCCTCCGCGAGTGCGTCCTCCCAGACGTTGACCTGAGTCCAGATCTTCGCCGCCGTCGTCATGAGGTCTTTCTTCCGCCAGGACGCGACGCCGCGGACCAGGCCGTCGACGACTAGCGTCATGACGCAGGAGTCGGCGCCCATGCGCGCGACGTCGACGCCGATATGGACGCCCGAGCCGTCGTCGGGAACGTGGTCCTTGCGGTCCTCGAGGAGCCCCATCGGGAAGAGGGTCCAGTCGCCCTCCGGCGGGAACCGCCCCTCGATCCTCGAGATCCAGACCGGGGAGTCCTCGCCCCACTCCAGCCGCTTCCCCTCGACGTACTCCGGGGAGACCGCCGCGGGGATCGGGAGCTTGCCGGTCTCCTCGTCGCGGCCGTGGACGAGGTTCGGGTGATCGAGGCAGGAGATCCGGAGGGACTTCCAGCCCGGGACCTTGCCGCTGCAGACCTCGAAGAACCGCCCGGAGGTCCGGACCGGGTTCCCGATCGCCAGGATCCGGCAGCCGGCCGAGCTCGCGAGCGTCTCGGCAGCCTCCCAGAACGAGGCCTCGATGCCCTGGGCCTCGTCGAAGATCACCAGAAGGTGCTCGGCGTGACGGCCGACGAACGAGTCCGACCGGTTGGTCGAGAGCCCCATCGCGACCCAACCCGGCATGTCCGAGTCCGCCTGGAACTCGGTTTTCAGCATCCGGCCGCCGAGCGGGATCTTGGAACGCTGGTGGAGCCCGGCGATCTCGCTCCAGAGGACGGACTCGACCTGGGCCCAGGTGTTCGCCGTCGTGACGACCTTCCCGTCGGGATAGGCCGTCATCCAGACCAGGACGAGGACCGCGGCGAGGAACGACTTCCCGACGTTGTTCCCGGACTGGATCGCAACCCGGGGGTGCGCCCAGACCGTCCGCATCGCCTTTCGCTGCAACTCCCAGGGCTCGACCCCTAGGAGCTTGCGGGCCGCCCAAACAGGGTCCCGCCGGATGATCTGCTGGAGCCGCCAGAGGGCGCGGAGCCGCCGCTTGCCGCCCGCATCGTAGTCCTCGACGAGCTTCTCGATCGAGATCGCCGGCGGCGCGGCGGCCTTCGCGCGCTTCGCCTTGCGGGTCGCCCGGCGCTGCGCCTTCTTGGCGGGCTGGGGCTTGGGCTTTGCTTTCGTCTTGCGGACCAAGGGAGGAGGTCGCCTTCGGATGGGACGCCTAGTTCATCTCGGGGTCCAGGTCCGCGCCGCCTCGAGCCTCAAGCGCCTCCATGAAGGCGGCGTCCTCGTCGTCCGGGACGTAGTCCTTCGCGTCCTTGAGCCCAGCCAGGAGGGTTTGACCGGCGTCGGACTCCGCGTTCGCGTGAACGTGGGTCTGGACCGGGTCGCGGTCGCGCCAGCCCAGGCGCGCTTTGAGCCAGAAGATCGCGGCGGCGACCTGTCCGGGCTCGCCGACCGAGGTCGCGGCGGCGAACAGGCTGTTGATCACCCGAGCATCGGCGTAGCCCTGCCCGAGGTCGAGAATCTCGCGATAGTGCTTCCGCAGGGTCGGCAGCGAGACGCCTACGACCTTCGCGATCTCCTCGCGGGGGACGCCGCCTCGGATCAGACCGCGGACGACGTCCTTCGTCTCGCCGGTCGGCTTGTGGGCTGCAGGCATGGGGTTTCTTTCTAGGGTGAAAAACCGGAGCGCGGGAAGTTCTCCCGAGGATGAGCTTAGGGCTCCCAATCTTGGGGCTCGACGAGGTCGGCGTCGAGAGGGTCCTCCGGATCGCTCGAGGGCGGCTCGTCGGGCTTCGCCGAGACCGCGCCTCGGTTCGCGAACTGCCGAAGCTCGGCGACCGGCGGGCCGTGCCAGCGATGCCCGCAGTCCCCGCAGGAGAGGACCGAGGCCGGGGGGCCGCCGTTGCGGGGGACCGTCCGACCCTCGAAGAGGACCCCGGTCCGGTCGAACCGGTGCGAGGCCTTGGCGCAGAGCGGACACTGGGCCGCGACCCGAGTCCAGGGCGAGGAGCCGCCTTGGGTTTGACGGGGGCTCATGCGTCGCGCCCGTTGGCGAGCAGTTGCTCGTCGGTCAGTTGGTCAGTCACTATAGCGCCCCAAGGGCCCACAGGCCGAGTGGAAGGGAAGTAAGGCAAAGCGCCAGGCAGTTGCCGCCACGGCCTCGGACGAGCTTCGAAGGGGCGGCGATAGCAGGGGCCCCAGCGAAGCGCGAATTGACAGAGGCCGCCTGTTGTCGCCAGCGAAGCGCGTATGCGTCACAGCATGCGTTGCAGGTCGCCGGGACAGCATGGGGCCCGTAGCAATCTCCCGGGTACATTCCGGACGACGCGCCCAACGGCATCGACTGACCGCATTCGGCCACCCATGCGCCGGAGTCGAGGCTTGTCCGGCCGATATGGAGGAGTGCGTCAGCCACGGCCGCCCTCCTTGGGTTTGTTGTGAAGCTGGACGTAGATCGCGCCGTTCCCATAGGAACCCGGCCCACCGTGGTCGCCGTAGCCATGAGCACGTAAGCGAACGGCGGTGCCTTCACCGCCCACGATCCCTTGGAACCATCGGTCGGAAGGAAGTGGCTCGCGCTTGCCGTTGAAGTCCTGCCAGAAACGGATCGGGATGCCTTCACGGAAGCGGACGCGGATAGTTGCTCCGGGCTTCATTGGGGGGCCTCCTGGCCTTCGCTGGCCTTCTGAAGCGTCAACGTGCACGGAACAACGCGACCAACGCCGAGATCCCAAGAGTCAACTCGACGCTGTGCGTCTGCCTGGCTCCAGAACACGTCATTGACCCGCAGTTCGCCGCTGCTCCCTTCAATGACCGCGGCGTACCAACTCCCGAAGGCAGGCGGCTGGCTGGCCTCCTGGGGCTGGGGCTTCGCCGCTGCGACGCGCTCCCGCAGCCGCTCCAGCTCGGCCTCCGCTTTCAACCACCGTCGTTGGTACTTGTCTCGAAGCCTCAAGGCGCTGGCGCCGATAGAGCCGCTTGAGCGGACTACACCCTCAAGCTCCGCGACTTTTTCGCCTCGCTCCACCAAAGCGGATTTGACCTGCTCCAGCTCGGCGGCCTGGGCCTCAGGCTCAATGGAGCCCAGTAGCCTCTCAAGAAACTTGAGTACCCCCGGCGACTTCGCGGCCTCAACGATCAGGTGTCCATTCAGACGCACCACGCCTTTCGGGCCCTCGAACGTAGCCCGGGGCTCGGTGCCTCTATCGGCCTCCTGGGCCTCGCGCTCGGCGCAGCGGCGTTTGTTCTCTGTCACGCAAGCGTCGATGTCTTGCAACAGCGAGTCGCCACCTTCCAACGTCCAAGCCTTCAGTGCTTCTCCGTGGAACTTGCCTAGCTCGTAGTCGCCCAACTTCCGCAGCTCCTCGGCCCGGTCGGCGCTCCCCTGGGGGGCGTTTGCGCTGTTCATGACGTCAAGCCTCCGCTCTGGAAGCCGGTCGGGACTACGCCGTTGATCGCGTCGGCGTAGGCGGCCAAACCTCGAAGCATCGCGACGGTCTCCGAGTCACCCTCAAGCGCCTCAAGCGCGGCAGCGATCCCGAGGAGCTTCGCTCCGAACTCGGGGCGCTTCTCGATCGCCGAGACGAGCCCGGAGATCGCAAAGGCCTTGATCGCGTCGGCGTCCGACTTGGGCAGGAGCGCGCGGACCGGCGCGGCCGGATCGCCGGGGAAGAACTCGGTCGCAAACGCGAGGAACGTCGGGGCGAACCCAGGCCCCCCGGGGAGGTCGATCAGCGGGCGCGCGGCGGTGTGCCAATTCAGAATCTCGATTCCGTTCTCGACCGCGACGTCCTTGAGACGAAACAGCCAGCCAGCCAACCAGCCAGGGCGAGCAAACGCCGCCCGGAAGACCTCGACCGCTGCCTCAGGCCTCGGGCGATGCTCTGAGCTCCAAAGGTGGTGATTCGCCTCGTAAGCGTGAAGCGGAACGCCGTAGCTGTCGGCGATCTGCTTCGCTTTGCGCAAGTGAGACTCAAGACCCTCAAGTTCCTCATCAAGGAAGTAGTCGAGATCACCGAGGCCGCGGACGTTGCTCGCCTCGTCGCCGTCGCCGAAGTAGAGGTTCACGGCAAGCTCGGGAACGAACTGGCCGGAGGTAGCTTCCCGGCATCGCTCAAGGATCCGATCGAGGTAGAAGGGCTGGGCGACGGTCCACTCAGCGACAACCCGGAGGTCGAGGCTTCGGCCGCCCAGGGCTCGCCAGAGGTCGACAAGCCGGTCTGCGTACCAGTCAGAGATCGCCATAAGCGGATCGGCGAGGGTTTCTCCTTCGGCTAGAAGGTGCGCGAGCCGTCGAGTCTGCGGAAAAATCCAGTTGAACAACTCGTTCCCCCAAGTGATCAAACCGGGGAGGCTTGAATCCGCGCGCTCCTTTGCCTCTTCGACCTCAGTCAGGGCGACCTCGATCTGGCCTGGGTTTTCGGCGTGATCGATCGGAAGGTTCAGCCAAACGCTTTCGGCTTTGACTTGGGTCGCGGCCCGGTAAGCGAGCGTCGCGGCTTGACGGATCGACGGTCCACTCTCGGGCCATCGAAAACCGGGGTCTCGGCGTAGGTCGGAGCCCCAGCCCGCGCTCTCATGTTTAGCTCGCCGAAGGAATTGAGGCGCGATCAACTCCATCGCTCGGACGCAACCGAAGCCCTGAACGGAGGCGATCAGATCTTTGCTAGGGCGGTAGCTTCGCCCCCCAAGCGGGCCGACCGCAGTCGAGAGGACGCGGAAGGTGCGGACCTCGTCTGTCGTGTTTCGGATCGCCAGCGAGAAGCCCGACTCAGCTCGATCGACTTCGATATGACGGTCGCCGACCCAAAGCCCCCCGGTTAGCCGGAGGGACCACGTTTGGTCCGCCTCCGCGTCGCCCTCTAGCGCCCGGTCGTGAACATCGAGCGAGAGTTGGATCGGGCCCGGTCGATAGCCGGGCTGATCGATCCTTTTCAAGATCATCACCCAAGCGGCCTCACCAGGCGCGAGCGTGACCCAGCCGTCGGACTGGTGGCCGAGTTCCTTGTCGCCTTCGGGTTTGTATTCGTCCCAGTCGTAGGGGCGCCAGGGGTCCGCTAAGGTCGCGACGTCGAGCGAGGCGAGGTAGCCGACGGACTCGGCCGGCGCGAGGTTTACTCCGTGAATCATGGTCAGGTCTCCGTTCAGTAGGTCGGAAGAGGTCGAAGGCCCCCCGGCGTCGGCCAGGGAGCCCCGAATAAGGGGTCGGCTTTGCCGAGCTCCACTGAGACGAGGCGCTCCGCGGTCTGGCGGGCCGTCTCGGCGTTTCGGAGGTCGCCGACGGTGTAAAGGGTCCGCGTGTAGCCGGGGCCCTGCTCGGTAATCAGGAGGTCCGCGTCGACCTCAAGCGCAGCCTCGTCCGGTGTGACCGCGATTTGGGCGACGAGTGTCACGAAGACGGGGGCGTCGGCCGCGATCTCGAAGCTCTCCAACTTCGGCCGAGTCGCGATCGCCGAGACCTTCAGGACCCAGCCGCCGTCCTCCTGGCGCCAACTCATATCGCGGCCTCAGCTAAGGATTCGATCGCCGGCTCGATCATCGGCGCCCAGGCCCAACTCTGGGTCCCGGTCGCAAGGATCGAAGTCGCCGCAGCTACACGCCCCCAAGGAAGGCCGCCCATCCAGGGAAGGATTCGGGAGATCGAATCGGAAGCGGCGTCGCCTTCGGGTAAGACGTCGGAGAGGTCGCGCAGAACGACGAGAGCGCGCTCGAGCGCATCGGGCGGGGCGAGAGCGCCCGTCAGTGAGTCGCGCGCAATCGCGTCAAGCGAGCGGCGAGCCTGATCGAACGCCTCGAGCGCCAGAGCTCGACGGGCGGCGGTTTCGGGATCGGTGGGGAAGTCGGTCGGTCGGGTCATGGTCGGGTCTCCAAGTGAGCCCGAGCGAGTCCCGGGCGCTAGGTGAATCCTCGGCGCCTCGGGCCTTGAGACCTTACCCGACCCTGGGACTTTTTCCCAGAGGTCCCGAGCGCGGGATCGAGCCAGGGACCAGGACGCCAGCCCAAGGCAGGCGTTCGGGCGTCCATGAAACCCGAACGCGGAAGAGGTCGCCTTCCCAGCCAGCTTCTACGGTCGGCGCTGGAGTTTCGATAAACCCGGCCGCGACGACGCGGGTCGCGCGCGTTACCCACTCCCCGACCGTCGCCTCACCAGTGACCCGACCTCGCAATAACTCGAATTCTAGTTCCGTCAAAAAGAACTCGAATCGAAGCGGGACGCCGCGGACAAGTCGACCCTCGACCCTCGCAAGGCCAAGCGTGGCCAACATTCGACCAACGGTTCCGGTGATATAGGCGAAGGCGGCTTCGGTCGGGTTTCGCATGGGTCAGGCTCCAGGCCCAGCCTAGGCGACCCTCAGTCGTGGAAGACGTCCGAAATCGAGGGAAGCTCGAACTTCGGGATCCCGCTGGCCTCAAGGTCGACGCCCAGGTCGTCTAGCGCGACCTCTAGCTCGCGTTGCCAGCTCGCCCAGCGCAGGTTCGCCGCCCCGAGCCAAACCGTATGTTCCGCGTCGGTCCATGTCCCGTTCGCGATCGTCTCGACGTTCGACGCGATCCCGTGGAGCTGCTCCTCGAAAACCTCGAGGCGCCCGGTGATCGAAGCCGCCCACCAGATCGCGCCGAAGACGAACGTCACGAAGGACGCCGCGGGAATGACCGTACCGACCCGAAGCGGTATCGCCTTCGGGCTTTCTTCCGCCGGCGACACGCTACTCGCCGCCCTGCGGGGATTTGCCTTCCGGGGGGGTTCCAGCCTTGACCGCTCGAACCATCGTCAGGTGACGCGCCGCGCAGTCGGCGTAGCTTTCGCCGGGAAGGCAGGTTGTCGTTACGACGACCGTAATCCCGTCGGGCGTGACGACGGTCGTTGTAAGCGTTTGAGGATTGTTCATCGCTTCGCGGGCTTGGGCTTGCTGGAGGGTCTCAAGACCTTTGAACAGGCGGACGGTTCGAGTTTCCGCTCTCCATAGAACCAGGAGGGCTACCAGCAAAGCAACGGAGAAAGCGGCGAAGAAGCGCATAGGGCAAAGCTGCAAGCTAGGGGATCCCACTCCGGGGCCTTGGCGTTTCAACTTGAGGCGTTTTCCTCGCCGCGCTGCCAAGGAATCCCCGTAGGGCAACCGCCCTAGGGAACGCCCTAATACAACGGCCCGCCCCCCCTCTCGTTAGGGGGGCGGGCCTACAAAGCGGGCCTCTCCCAAAACCCGCGCTGCGGAGTGGCAAGGTGCGGAGGGCCGAGAGGCCCTCGAACGCGCCCCCCGCAGTTCTAGGCGGGCGAGGCTTGAGGCGAGCGCGCGGGCTCGTCCTCGTCGTCGTCCTCGGGCGCAGACTTCGGCTCGCTCTCGGCCTTCGATTCCAGGGTGGAACGGATCTCCAAGGCCTCGCGGACCGAGATCAGGGTCCCGCGAACCATGCGGCGGACCTGGCCGTCGTTGACGTCCTGGAGGGCTCGCGGGCGGCGGTTGGCGACGTCGACCACGATCCTCAAGGTCTCGTCGTCGGCGGCCTCAAGGATCCGGGTCTGGAGGTAGGACGGGACGACCCAACCGCTCGCGGTGGTCTTCCCGCCCCAGGCGCGGGCGGGTCCGTCGTTGAGGGCGGCTATCAGTAGGGCGGCGGCGGCGTTCATCGGTTTAGATCTCGGGGGTACGGGTCGGCTCCTCGTCGCCCGCGAAGTCGGGCGAGAGGGGGTTGCGGCGAAGGTGAGCGTAGAGCGGCGGGCTCGGAAGCCGCAAGGCCCGGGCGCGGGGTGCGACCGCTTCGTCTAGCCCGGTCTCGATCATCCAAGCCTCGAAGGCGTCGATCGCCTGAGCCTCGGTCTGGGCGTAGAAGGTCTCGCGGAAGGGGCCGAGCTCGTAATGGGCGGCGCTGCATGCTTCGACAAGCCAAAGAGTCTCGCGGGCGGTCATGGTCAGGTCTCCAGGTCAAGAGAAGGCCGAGACGCCGCGCGCAATCAAAACACGGCGCCTCGGAACCTTCAGGGGTCCAACGCCCAGCGCGACAAGCGCCAGGCGCGGGTCTCAGTTGCTCGGATCGGGGTCGAGCCCGTGAAGCTCGCAGATATCTCGAATCGCCGCCAATGTCGCGGACTCCCAGCCCTGCTCGCCGTGGGGGAAGTGCTCGACTGAGTTCTCCATGACCAGCAAGAAGCCGTCTTCCTGAACTTCGATGAACGCTTGAAGGCGCTTGATGCCGCGGCTTGAGGCTTCAGGGTGAAAGAGGGTCAAGCGGCGGATCGCGATCGTCGCCGGGCTCGCGACCGAGTAGTCCTCGAGGTCTTTGGCGGGCAGGCTTTCGAGCTTGTGTTCGATGGGCGTCATGGGTCAGGTCTCCAGGTGGTCAGGTCTCCGGTGGGTTGGGCCGAAGCGAAGCGCCCCGGCGATGGAACCTACTTCGCCAAACTCCCGCCCATAGGTCAAGCCTTCTCGGGAAAATTTCCCAAGGCTGGCCGCGCGGCTAGAAAGCCCCTCCAACAACGAAGCCAGAAGCAAAGGCCGCCAGAAGCGCCAGCGCGAGCCAAAGCTGCGCCTTGCGACCGTGCGCGCGGGCGGACTTCTCGAGTTCCTCGAGCATCGCGTCAAGGATCTCCGGGGGGATGCGATCAGTCATCGCCGCCGCCTTGCTTCCGAGCTTCGCGGCGATCGCGTTCGCGCTCGTCGTAGAATCCAAGAAGTCCCTCGGCGTTGTCGAGCGCGTCCCCAAAATCACCGACTTCGTCCGAAGCCGCGAAGATCGCGGCGAGCAAGACCGGGTGCGGCCGGGACGCCGCGACCCGGATCCGCCGCAGCTCGCGTAAGATGTCGCGCGCATCCTTGGGCGTCATCGTTTGCCCGGAATCCGGCGCGGCGTCTAGCGCGGCTTGCTCTGCGGCGCGGATATCCTCCGGGCTTCCGCCCGCTTCTTTCGCCTCAAGGCCAGCGACGGCCGCAAGGGCTCGTCGCGCTTCGTCGCTCGGGTGCATGGGTCAATCTCCAGAGAATGAAATCGAATGGCTCTCGATCGGGCTTGCGTCGGCCATCGATGATCGGGAAGGGTCGAAGCGAAGCTCCGAAACGCCCGTCGGGCCCTGACGCTGCTTTGCCCAGATCAGATCGAGGCGCCCGTCGATCTTGCGATTGTCGTCGTCCTTGGGTTGCCAGAGAAGCCCGACGTTGTCGGCCTCCTGTTCAATGTCGCCGGACTCCCGAAGGTCGGAGAGCATCGGCTCGCGGTCTTGGGAGTCGCGCGAGAGCTGGGCCGCGGTGATTACGTGGACGTCCAACTCGCGGGCCAGCTCCTTAAGTTCGGCGGCGACCTCGCCGACGATCTCGTATCGCGCTTGGTTCTTCCTTCTGGGGACCCGCATCCGTTGAAGGTAGTCGACGACGACGACGTCGAGCCCGTGCTCCTCCTGGACGCGCAGCGCCGCGGAGCGAACGTCTTGAGGTCGAGCGCGGATCTGCTCCATAAACGTCACGGTCGCGACGGGGTTCGAGGCCCAGCACTCCTCGACGCGATCGCGCTCCTCGGTCGTAAGCCGACCCTCCAAGATCGAGCGCGAGTTGACGTTCGCGAGGTTCGACAGGACCCGAATGCCGACTTGCTCCGCGCCCATTTCGACGGAGACGTATAGAACGCGGCGGGCGTCATCCTGAACGCCCGACCGGCTCCAGCGTCGAGCTGCCAGGGAGAGCGAGAGTTGCAGGAGCATCGCCGACTTGCCGACCGAAGGCCGCGCGCCGATGACCGTGAGCTCCGTCGAGCGGTAGCCCCCGAGGATCTTGTCGATCTCGGACAGGCCGGTCGGGATGCCCTCGCTTGAGACCTCGGCGTCGAGGTTCGCCTTGAGGCTCTCGATCAGGCCTTTCGCCGTCGTCTCGACCCGGCCTTTCGGAGCAAGCCGTCGCCGAAGCTGCAGGATCTCGTCCGCGAAATCCGCGAGGCCTTGCTCCAGGTGCCGCGCCCTCATCCCGAGAGGCAGCGCCCGCAGGCGGCCGGTCGCCTCCTCGGTTAGAGATCCCGCCCGGCGCCGGGTGCCGTGCTCGAGGACGGTCCGAGCGTGAGTCGACAGCATCGCCGCCGAGGTCGCCTCCGTGACAAGCGAGATCAACTCCTCGGCCTGGGGCCGCGTCAAGGACCGGCCGGTCTCCAACTCGATCAGCTCGCCAACGCCCGCCGTCGTAATCGGGTCGCTCTGCTCGTAGAGGTCGAGCATCGCTCCGAAGACGCGCCGCATGAGCGGCGTCCCAAAATCGTCCGGCTCCAGGAGGTCGGAGACCTCGCAGAAGTGAGACGGGAAAGCGAGAAGCATCGAGACGACGTCGCGCTCGGCCTGAGCGTTGAGGTCGCGGGGGGATTCGGGGGCGCTCATCGGGCGGCCTCCTCGGAAGCGGGCTCCAGGATCACCCAGTTCAACTTGAGCCGCGGGGCGGCGTCAGGTGCCGGAGGCGCCAGGGCGGCAAGAGCTTTCGCCTTTGCGACCCGCAGGGCCGCGAGCGCCTCGGCTCGAGTCGGTGGCAGCGGGCGGGGAGTCGGCCGAGCTTGGGCCTGCGCCCAGGGCCCCCAGCCGTTCCGCAGGGCGGCGACGACGTAGGCTCCCGGGTCGCGCCCAAGGCGGCGAGCGGTTGCGAGTAGGTCTCCAATCATGGGCCGCAGCCTACCGACCGGGCGGGACAATTTCCCAGAGGCGCGCCGAACTTCGGCGAGGCAGCGCCCGATCGTTGCGCGCCCGAGTCCCATTGCCGCGAGTTCCTCGCGCGCCGAGCCGTAGACCTCGCGGGCCTCGGCGAGCGGTGTCCGGGCCGCGACCGGGTCGGGGATCCCAAGCCGGGCCATCGCGACGAGGTCCGGGGTGAGTTCCGGCAGATCTGGGCGCGGTCCGCTGGGCTCATCCCAGGGCGCCCAGCCGCGCCGAAGCGCGCCCAGGATGAACCGGGCGGGGCCGCAGCGCGCGCGCCGGGCGCGGTCCTCGAGCGCCTCGAGGCCGCCCAGGATCCGAGCCTCGCTCGCCGGGAACGCCTCGACCGCCCGCTGGACGTAGCCCGAGACGGCGTCCATGCCGTCCCCCCGAAGGCCGAAGGCCCAAAGCCGCCGCCGGGCCGCGCGGATCGCCGGAGGTCGGAGCTTCGGAGGCGAGGTCGGCTTCGCCTCGCGCGCGCCGGAGGGGGCCTCGATCTCCCCCGGAGCCCCGTAGGGGCTCTCGGGGGATGCTGTGCGGAAGCGACGGCGCTTCGTGGCGCCTTCCATGCCGCGCGCGGGGGCCGCCGGCAACTGAACCGGGACGTCGGCCGCGCCGGTGAATCGGAACGCCGAGAGGTCGCGCCAATGCCCCCGAGCGCGGACCCGAGCGGTAATTCCCCAGAGCTCGGCCTGAGCGCTCATCCCGGGCTCATGGACGACGAGGACGCGGACCTGGCCCGCCCAGGCCCCGGCGACCTTCCGGGCGTGGGTCCAGGCCGAGAGCCGCCCTTCCTCGCGGAGCCGAGCAAGCCAGGACCGGACCGATCGATCTGAAACGCCAAGCTCGCGCGCCAGGATCCCGTTTCCTAGGTCCAGCGCCGCAGCTCCAGGCAGCCCCCGGATCGGTGCGCCTCGGTCAACGAGGAAGCGGTGCAGCCGCTGGAACCCCTCCTGCCCGCCCAGCCGATAGGGCTTCCGGGCGCGGCCCTTGCCTTCGACCCTCATCGCCAGGCCCCCAGAGCGGGACGGCCCAAGATGTTGGGCCCCGAACGGTTGGCTGGGGCGAGGTGTTGGGGTAGGTTTACCCGCGAAGGGGCTTTTATCAGCAGCATGTGAGTCCTTTCCGGGCCTGGGAGCTGAGAACTCGCCAGGCAGGAATTTCGGCCTCGGGGTCTTCGGACCTCGGGGCCGGTTTCGTTGTGGAGCCCCGACCCTAGCGGCCGGGGCGGTACGTTGGAAGCCTAGTCCCGTTCGTATGCCGGGGGCGGGTCGTCGGCGCCCTCGAACAGCGGCGGCGCCTTGGGCTCCGGCGTAGGCTCGGGCTCGGCCTTTTCGCGCACCTGGCGCTCGCGGAGCGCCTTCTCGCGGTTGGCGCCCTTGCGGTCGGATCGGTCGGCCCAGCGGCGGGGGCCTTCGTCTTCGGCGGTCATGCGTAGTCGGTCGGCTGGAGGTCGGTAACGGTGCCGGCGACGTGCTCGGTCAAGAAGCGCGGGGAGCCCCAGCGGTTCGCCGGGTCAAAGATCCGGATCGGCCCGGACCAGTCTACGTCGGCGTCGATCCGGAAGCTCAGGACGTTCGACACGATCCCGATCCCGCGCTTGGGTCCGTGCTCGCGGATCACGCCGCCAGAAAGCCGGACCTCGTCAACGTCGCCGAATCGGCAGACCGCTCGGTCGGAGTCGGTGACCTCGAAGCGGAAGTCCGAGACCTCGACTAGCCCCGAGCGCATGGGGCGCTTGCCGTCGTTCTCGACGATCAGGGCGCCGTGCGCGCGGCAGTCGCCCTTGCTGGACGTCCGAAACGGCTGCGGGTGATTGCAGCGCACCCAGATCTGGTCGAGCTGGATCAGCTCATGCCCCGGCGTAAAGATCGAGATCGGCCAGCTCGCGCGAACGGCCGTGCCCTCGTTGATTACGCCGCCGTCGATCGAGATAAGGCGCTGGAGCGCAAGCGTCGAGCCCGGCACCTGCTCGGGCCAGAACTCCTCGGGCAGCTTGATCGGCGAGCCGTCCTCGGTCTCGCGCCAGACGACCTGCACCAGCTGCCCGCCGTGCTGAATGCCGACGACGTCCGCGACCCGAGTCGGGACGCCCTCGAGGGCCGTCGCGTTCAGATATACGACGTGGCCCTCGCGTCCGTTCTTGAAGTCGCCGACGCGCCAGGCGTCGAAGTCGCCGAGCTCGCCGGTCGCGTTGAAGGCGCGGACGTAGTGCAGCGGGCCGTAGTGCTCGACGCCGCCCGAGGCGCCGGGGTTGATCTCGCGGGCGCCCTGCGCGCCGAGCTGCGCCAGGTCAACCAGCTCGCCTTGGCCCCAGCCCGCCGTGAATCGCGGCGTCACGTTGGGCATCGGCTCCAGGGCTGGCCCCATCTCGATCTCCAAGGGGCCGCCGCCGCCGACCCAGTCGGGGACCTCCTGGGCAGGGATCGAGTAGCCGTCGGGCAGCCAGGCGTAGGCGCCGCCCTCGGCGAAGGGTCCCGCGTCTAGGTCGTCAGGCTCGACGGGGATCGGCTCGTCGGGCTGGAACTCCGGCAGCGGCTCGGGCTCCGCGGTCGCCAGCGGGTTGTCCTCGGCGATCTCCTCGGCTAGGAGTTGCGTCAGGCCCAGGGCGTCGGCGTTCAGGGCGTCGGCAAGCCCCGAAAGGGCCGCCGCGGTGTCGGCCTGCTCCTCGGCCTTACCCTGGAACCATTCGGCGACGATTCGGAGCGCGTCGGGCTTCTCGCCGATCCGGACGAGGTGCTCGATCGCGGTCTGAAGTTCGGCGGCGGTCAGGCTAATTTTGGTCTCGGTCATGCGATTGGAAAGGCTGCGACCGAAAAGGAGACGCCCTGCTGCTCGAGACGGTCGACCCGGTCTTGGTAGACCGCGCTCCGTCGAATGATGCGCGGGCAATCGTTTTCGATCGCGCCGGTCTTGACGAGCGCGTCGAGGGGCAGCTTGCAGCGTGCCGGGAGGTTGTCGACCGGGTCGAGGAGCTTGGCCCCGGGCGGAAGCCAGAAGACGATCTCCATCCCGATCGGGCCGACGATCCGAGGCCGACCCGAAGCCAGCCAGGCGGCGGTGACGCGGTTGACCCAGGACTTCTTGACCCGTCGGGTCTTTGCCCAGTGTGAACGCTGCAGGCCCCCCGCGCCGTTCAAGGACGGCGGGAGGGGCCCGGGAATGAACAGCTCGAAGGAGTCGGTCACGGAGCCGAGTCCGAGCCGCGCTCGGTGACAAGCTGCAAGCCGACGCCCGCGCCAACCGCGAGAGCACCTACTTGAGCCAGAGGTCGGGCGATCTCGCCGCGCGTCGTCAGGAGGACGGCAAACGACGCGAGGACGAACAGGAGGGCGATCAGGACAAGCGCGTGCCCTGCGAAGGTGAGGCGTTCGTTCAAGGCTAGGCGCTCCCGAGGTACGAGCGAAGGTCGCGAATGGAATAGTGGATCGAGATCAAGGTCTGGACCGCTTGAGGAAGATGACCGTCGTCATCG